TAACAGTTATCAATGATGAGGATTTCAGACTCAGAACTGCATTTGAAATTTGGTCAAATGCTCTCAGTAAGTTGGATGATAACACTGGTGTTACCAACCCAACTTCTTACATGACAGATGCATATGTTCAACAACTTGGTAGAGGTAGAGAGAAATTCTCTACCGCAAATGTAGGTGATGAGCATTCTGTCCTGAGAACTTACAAGTTCTTTGATATTTGGCCTAACAACATCAGTGAAATTGCACTGAGTTACGATTCAACCAACGCAACCGAAGAGTTCACTGTAACCTTCAGTGTTCAATACTTCACTATTGGTAACTCTCTTGAGTCCAACACTGGTTCCGTAGGTGAAACTCTGATTCAGTGATAAATACTAGAACAGAAGTCTAGTATTAATCATAATGGCCAGATTGTTTGGTTTTTCTATTGAAGATAACGAAAAGACCTCGCCTGGCATAGTGTCTCCAGTTCCTCCCACCAATGAGGATGGTTCTGAACACTATGTCAGTTCGGGGTTTTTTGGTTCTTATGTAGATATTGAAGGTACATATAAAACAGAAAACGATCTTATTCGTAGGTATCGTTCGATGGCACTCTATCCTGAGTGTGATAGTGCCATCGAAGACATTGTAAATGAAGCAATCGTTTCAGATACCAATGATAGTCCTGTTCAGATTGAATTGTCTAATCTGAATGCCAGTGATGGTATCAAAAAGAAAATTAGAGAAGAGTTCAAATATATTCTTGAGCTACTTGACTTTGACAAGAAGGCTCATGAGATTTTCCGTAATTGGTATATTGACGGAAGACTCTACTATAATAAAGTCATTGACCAGAAGAATCCAACTGCAGGTATTCAAGAACTGAGATATATTGATTCTTCTAAGATGAAATATGTCAGACAGTTGAAGAAAAAAGGTAAAGATAGTGTTCAAGCATCTGTAACTCAATATCAATATTCAGAAGGAACTGGATATGACTTCCCAGAGATTGAAGAGTTTTTCATCTACACTCCAGGTAATATGGGGAGTGGTACTGGTTCTAACTCCACTACTTATGGTGGAACGACAAAAGGTGTCAAAATGACCCGTGATTCTGTTACCTATTGTACTTCTGGATTGGTAGACAGAAACAAGGGATCAACTCTGTCCTGGTTACACAAAGCAATTAAACCACTCAATCAGTTGATGATGATTGAGGATTCACTTGTTATCTATCGTCTTTCTAGAGCACCTGAAAGAAGAATCTTCTATATTGATGTTGGTAACCTTCCTAAGATGAAGGCAGAACAATATCTCCGTGATGTTATGATGCGTTATCGTAACAAACTGGTATATAACGCAGACACTGGTGAAATCAAAGATGACAAGAAGTTTATGTCCATGATGGAAGACTTCTGGTTGCCTAGAAGAGAAGGTGGTCGTGGTACAGAGATTACTACACTTCCTGGTGGTCAAAACCTTGGTGAAATTACTGACATTAACTATTTCCAAAGAAAACTTTACAGATCTCTGAATGTACCTGAGACCAGAATTGAAGGTGAAGGTGGAGGAATGTCATTGGGTCGTTCTTCTGAAATCTTGAGAGATGAAGTCAAGTTCTCCAAATTTGTTGGAAGAATGAGAAAGAGATTCTCTTCAATGTTCAGTGACATGTTGAAGACTCAATTGATTCTGAAAAACATCATTACTCCTGAAGATTGGGAGTATATGAACGATCATATTCAGTATGACTTCCTATATGATAATCACTTTGCGGAACTGAAAGAAGCAGAACTTCTGACTGAAAGAATGAACCTTCTTCAGACTGTTGAACCTTACATTGGTAAGTACTACTCTCAAGATTATGTCAGAAGAAATATTCTTCAACAAACTGATAGTGAGATTCTTGAGCAGGATGAACTCATTGAAAGAGAGATTGAGAATGGTATCATTCCTGATCCAAATGCAATGGCAGATCCTATGGCTATGGAAGGTGGTGTTTCAGAACCAACACCAACAGAACCTACTAATGCAATTCAAGCACCCACTACTCCTAAAGATCCTGATTTAGGTGGTCAGGGAGTCATCTAAATAACAACGTAATGATTTCTTTAAACCATGGATGAACTTATGGATTTGTTGGTGACGGACGGAAGTTCCTCACAAATCAGTGATCGTATTAAAGATGTTCTTTTTGCAAAGAGTGCAGAAAATATTGAAGCAATCAGACCAAATGTTGCAGCATCAATATTTGATGGTGATGTAAATCTTGACACTGAAGATGGTGGTCAGGTTGAATTTGAGTCTGATATGGATTTTGATTCTGAACCAGAAACAGAAGAATAATAAATAACTACTATACAACTATTGTAATTAAAGATAATGTCTGCGACAAAACCAGTAGGTGTTAATACAACCTTTTCTACAAGTGCAACTTCTACACAATCTGTAGTGTTTGCCCAACAGAGTGATTCACTCAGAATTGTTGCAGAAGGTGCAGGAGTTCATGTTGCTATTGGTACAAATCCAACCGCAACTGTAGATGATTTCTATGTGTCAACTTTTGATACTGAAGAAATTTCTATTGGACCAGTAACATCACAAAGAGTTGTAGGTATTACAACAGGAACTAAAACAATTTTGGATTTTCCTGAGGGAATTGCTTCACCATTTGTTGTCGGTGATGCTGTTTCATTAACAGTTTCTGGTGTATCTGCCTTTGATTTTGAACATAAGATTGTAAGTGAAGTTAAGACATCAGCAAGATATGATGGATATCATAGTACAAGAATTGTGGTTAACCATGATTCAAGTAGTGTAACTGATGTTTACAATGAAAACAACTGGGCCCAGTTGAGAGGTTCTTTTAAGGTTGCCGTTAAGACTAATGCTGGAACTGGCACCGTCTTTTTACAACAAGTTCAAGTATCCTGAGAAAACAAATGAAACTCATTAGAGAAGAAATCGAATCAGTAGACTTTATCGTTGAAGAAAAAAACGGTAAAAAATCTATGTTCATTGAGGGTATCTTCCTTCAGGGAGATCTCAAGAATAGAAATGGTCGTATGTATCCTATGGAGACTCTGAGAAAAGAAGTCCAGAGATACACTGAAGCACATATCAATTCTGGTCGTGCTCTTGGTGAACTTGGTCATCCTGACGGTCCTACCGTTAATCTCGACAGAGTGTCACATAAAATTGTTTCTCTCAGAGAGAATGGAAACAATTTCATTGGTAAAGCAAAAATCCTTTCTACCCCTATGGGTAAGATTGCTGAGTCATTGATTTCCGAAGGTGTGAAACTTGGTGTTTCTTCCAGAGGAATTGGTTCACTCAAGCAAACAAGAGAAGGTATCAATATTGTCAGTGATGACTTTATGTTATCAACTGCTGCCGATATTGTTGCCGATCCTTCTGCACCTGATGCTTTCGTTGAAGGTATTATGGAAGGTAAGGATTGGGTTTGGGATGGTGGAATTCTTAGAGAAGCCCAAGTCGCAAAGACTTATCAAACCATCAATACACTGGTTAGTCAAAAGCAGTTAGATGAAAAGAAACTTGATCTTTTCAATGACTTCTTAAACAATCTGTGATAAAAATAACAATTTATAAATAAATATAGATTAAATAAGGTTAATCGGAGAAAGTTCAAATGTCTCGTGGAGATCTACAAGAAATGGAGCAATCCAAAACTGCTGTGAATGCGAACGCCAAAGCCGCCGACCCAATGCAGCACCTCTCAAATCCTGGCGAAGGATTATCTGGTTCATACGAAGATCTTGGTGGTCCTACCCCCGAGAACTACAAGCCTGACAACGATTCTGCAAAGCTCAAAGAGCCTCAGATCGCAACTGTCAAGGACGTAGTCAATAAAGGCGCAAAACCAGCAGATCCAATGAAGAAAATGGCCAAAGAAGAAGTAGCAACAGAAGAGGAGGTTCTTGAAGAGGACCAAATCGAAACTTCCGAAGAGGTCGTTGCAGAAACCGAAGAGTATGACATCGAAGAAGATGTTAATGCTCTCCTCGGTGGTGAAGAACTCTCCGAAGAATTCAGAGAAAAGGCTAAGACCATCTTTGAAGCCGCTCTTTCCTCCAAGGTAAGAGAAATCCAGGAAACCCTGGAGACCCAATACGCTGAGAAGTTGGCTGAAGAAGCCCAATCACTCAAGGGTGAACTTCAAGAGCGTGTTGATTCCTATCTTGAGTACGTTGCTCAAGAATGGATGACTGAGAACCAACTCGCCATCGAGCATGGTCTCAAGACTGAAATGACTGAGTCCTTCCTGTCTGGTATGAAGGGACTTTTTGAAGAACATTATGTAACTATTCCTGAAGATAAATATGATGTGCTTGAGAGCATGGTAGAAAAACTTGATGATATGGAGACAAAACTCAACGAGCAGATTGATAAGAACATCTCCCTGAATCAGCGTCTGGCAGAGTCAGTAGCCGATGGAATCCTTGATTCCGTTTCAGAGGGTCTTGCATCAACTCAGAAAGAGAAGCTCGCTTCACTTGCCGAAAGTGTTGAGTTTGAAAGTGAGGAAGAATATCGTGAAAAGCTGGAGACTCTGAAGGAGTCATACTTCTCCAGAACTACTACAGCAAAATCAGAAGCACCACAAACCTTGTCTGAGGGTGTTGATTCAACACCAGCCCCTACTGCAGCCAGTATGGACGCTTATCTCAGAACACTGGGTGCATTCAAAAAGTGAATTTAACATTCATTCAAACAAACAATTAACTTTATAGGTAAAAGCAAATGTTCCAATCCGAGCATCTGCAGGAAAAGTGGAGTCCACTTCTCGACTATGAGGGTCTTGATCCAATCAAGGACAACCATAGAAGAGCTGTCACCGCTGTCCTGCTCGAGAACCAAGAAAAATTCCTCCGTGAGGAGCAAGCATTCTCATCAGGTATCAACCTGATGGAATCCCCCACTAACTCTGCTGGATCCAATCCTGCTGGTTTTAGTGGTGCCGCAACCCCAGCTGGTCCAGTTGCAGGTTTCGACCCCGTACTGATCTCTCTGATCCGTCGTTCGATGCCTAACCTGGTCGCTTATGACCTGGCTGGTGTTCAACCAATGAGTGGTCCTACTGGACTGATCTTCGCAATGCGTTCCCGTTATGAAGATCAGGCGGGATCCGAAGCACTGTTCAACGAAGCTGATACTGCATTCTCTGGTCAGGATGCTGGTTTCGATCTGACTGGTGGTTTCTCCGACGTTAACGCTGGTCTGGGTACAACCTCACAGTCTGGTACTAACCCTTCTGTTCTGAACCCTGTCGGTACTGCTAACTCCCTCGGCTATAATGTCGGTCAGGGTATGCAGACTGGTGATGCTGAGAACCTGGATGGTACAGGTGCTAATGCATTCAACCAGATGGCCTTCTCGATCGAGAAAGTCACCGTTACCGCTAAGTCAAGAGCTCTGAAGGCTGAGTACTCACTGGAACTCGCCCAAGACCTCAAGGCTATCCACGGTCTGAACGCTGAAGCAGAACTTGCTAACATCCTCTCTACTGAGATCCTCGCTGAGATCAACAGAGAAGTCATCAGAACCATCTATAAGGTTGCTGAGCAAGGTGCTGTTTCTAACACTGCTACTGCTGGTGTATTTGACCTGGACATCGACTCCAACGGTCGTTGGTCGGTTGAGAAGTTCAAGGGTCTCCTGTTCCAAATCGAAAGAGACGCCAACGCGATTGCACAACGCACTCGTAGAGGAAAGGGCAACATGATTCTGTGTTCTGCAGACGTTGCTTCCGCACTCACCATGGCTGGTATCCTCGATTACACCCCAGCTCTGAACGCTAACCTGAACGTTGATGACACCGGCAACACCTTCGCTGGTACTATCAATGGTAAGTTCAAGGTCTATATTGACCCATATGCAGCTAACCTGACCTCAGGTAACGCTGGTGCTGGTAACCAGTACTACGTTGTTGGTTATAAGGGTTCTTCACCTTATGACGCTGGTCTGTTCTATTGTCCTTACGTTCCACTTCAGATGGTTCGTGCTGTTGGAGAGAACTCCTTCCAGCCCAAGATTGGCTTCAAGACCCGTTATGGTATTGTTGCTAACCCATTCGCTGAAGGCACTACTCAGGGTCTTGGTAGACTGCGTGTCAACTCCAACCGTTACTACAGACGTGTTGCTGTAAAGAACTTAATGTGAGTTCTACCCGCAACGGTTGTTGTGGTTCAGGTTGTCCAACCTGTCCTTTCAGACCCCCTTCACGGGGGTCTTTTTTTATGCGTACAGATAAATAACTAATAATTATCCATATTAAGATGCCATACCATATCAAAACACCCAAAAAAATTGGAGATGGAGATGTTTATTATGTGAGTGAGAGTCATTGGTCTGATAATTATGATGAAAGAAAAGTTTTTAGTACCAAGTCAAGTGCAACTGCGGTCAAAAATTCTACAGTGACAATTAATGATTATACCTATACACCAAAAGCACTTTTCAATTCAACAATTGTTAATGAGTCTGCCTAATGTCAGTAAGAATTGCCGAAGCAAAAGGACAACCTACAAATAGAAACTTTCTAACACCTAGTGGATTTTCTTTTCAGGTTCAGAGAGCACCTAAAGTTACTTACTATGGTAACCTGGTCACATTACCTGGTCTGAACTTACCATATGTTGTTCAGAACACTTACTTGAAAGAGGTTCCATATCCAGGTGATCAACTGGAGTTTGAAGATCTGAGACTTAGATTTTTGGTTGATTCTAACCTTGAGAACTACATGGAAATTCAGAACTGGTTAAGAGGTTTGGGTTTCCCTGAAAGTTTAAAAGAGATTTATGAATTTCAAGAACAAGACTCACCATACAATAACGGACAACCAGAAAGAAGTCAGTTGAACTTATATTCTGATGGCACACTTACCATCCTTGACCAGTTGAACAATCCCAAGTTCAAGGTTTATTTTAGAGATTTATTTCCCATCAACTTGACTACTCTGACATTTGACGCTACATTACAGTCAGAAGAGTTCTTTACAGCAGAGGTCTCTTTCAAGTATACTATATACGAAATCCGTGATATTGATTGTAGTCAGTGTTAATCTATGATTGATCTTGAAACTATCCAAAAGATGTGGGAATCTGATTCCAAAATGGATATGGATAATCTCCATACCGAATCACTAAACATTCCTGTTCTTCATGGAAAATACCATGAACTTTATAACAACATTATTCTTCTAAGGAAGAGAGCAGAACAACAAAAAAAGAATATTCGACATGAAAGATATGAATATTTCAGTGGAAAGGCGGACCCTGAGGTCTATATTGAAAATCCATTTCCCAAAAAAATCAGAGATAAAGACACTATGCAAAAATATTTGGATGCAGATGATAAACTCTCAGGAGTTTCGTTAAAGATCGAATATTATGATTGTATGCTTACTTACTTAGAAAGTATCTTGAAACAGATTAGTCAGAGAAACTTCCAAATTAAGAATAGTATAGATTTTATGCGTTTCAATTCAGGATTAGGATAATGGAGGAAGAGTATTACACATATGCCTATCTCCGTGAAAACGGCACTCCTTATTATATTGGTAAGGGTAGTGGTAAAAGGATAAACTCTATACATGGAAAAGTGCCCTTACCTCCAATGGAGAGGAGAATATATTTGAAACAAAATCTTTCTGAAGAAGAAGCATTTAAACACGAAATCTATATGATTGCTATTTTTGGAAGAAAAGATTTGAAAACTGGTATATTAGTGAATATGACTGAAGGTGGGGAAAGAGGCGGATGTAGAATAGCTCCCAATAAAAAACCAGTAGTATTATTTGGAAAAGAATACTTATCAATACGAGAAGCATGTGCTGATAATAATATCACATACGCTCAATATATAATAATGATTACCGAAAATCTACACTTTGAGAATGGTGAAGATTTGAAACATTTTATATGGAAAAGAAGGGCAAATAGAATAGCAAAGGGACAGAAAGGAAATAAAAACAAGTTAGGTTGGAAGAGCAATCAAGAAACTTATATGAGACAAAGTGTAGGAATAAGGAAAGGACTTGCTGCTAAAAAACAGGCAGGATTAGGATAATGGAGGAAGAGTATTACAATTTAGAGTTACCGATTGAAGCTATTAAAATTATTCATAAAGGACTATCTCAAGCAGTAGATAAGTGGGCTGGTGGTTGTCCTCAAGAACAAGAGGACTTGATAACTATGAGGGATAACTTCTATAGAATTGTTTTAGAGTATCAGTTTAGTAGTATGTGATAAATATTTAAAAAAGGTATCATGGCATACTACATCGAAAGAGTCCACCACATTACCAAAAAACCAGTCTATCTTAAAACTGACTCCAGTTGGACCAGTAAATATGATCTCAGAGTACGTTATGATACTATAGAAGAAGCAAATGTAGTCAGAGATAAATCAAAGTTTGGTACAGTAAAGTCTGAATGACCAAATAAATAGACATAACTGAACCTTATGTTATGTCTCATTTGACCATAGAAAAGGTAAATGAAGTATATCTAAAGATAACAACAGAACCTCATGTAGAACATGAGTTGAAAGATAGATTTACTTTTGAAGTACCAAATAAAAAGTTCATGCCCCAGTACCGCAATAAGTACTGGGATGGTTTTGTGCATCTATACAATCTGAAGACGAAGAGGATATACGTCGGATTGTTAGATAAGATTATTGCATTTTGTGAGAACGCAGGATATTCGTATAACTTTGTAGAAAATAAATTTTATGGTTTACCTTTTGAGGTAAATGATCTTGTAAACAAAGAGGGTGTGAAGGATTATATGAAATCCATTGCACCAAATATCACACCAAGAGATTATCAGATTGATGCGGTTTATGATGCATTACGATATAATCGTAAATTATTACTGTCTCCTACTGCATCTGGTAAGTCATTTATGATTTATTCAGTAGTCAGATTTTTTGTTGGTTCTAAGAAAAAAGTATTACTTGTAGTCCCCACCACATCTCTAGTAGAACAGATGTTTAAGGACTTTCAAGAGTATGGGTGGGATGCAGAGAATCATTGTCATAGAATCTATGCTGGTAGGGAGAGAGTTAACACTAATGAAGTAACCATCACTACTTGGCAATCTGTATATCAATTAGATAGAAGTTTTTTTGAAGGATATGATGTAGTCATTGGAGATGAGGCACATTTGTTCAAGAGTAAATCTCTGATTGGTATCATGGATAAACTTGCTGACGCAAAATATAGATATGGGTTCACTGGAACTTTAGACGGCTCACAGACCCATAAATGGGTGTTAGAGGGATTGTTTGGACCATCATATAAAGTCACTCAAACTAAAAAATTACAAGATGAAGGATATCTTGCATCTCTTGATATTCAATGTTTAGTTCTTAAGTACAAACCTCAGAAGTTTGATACATATGAAGATGAAATTCAATTTCTCATTGGACATGAAAAAAGAAATAACTTTATCTCAAACTTAACTGTAGATTTGAAAGGTAATACTCTTGTTTTATTTGCAAGAGTGGAGAAACATGGATCAGTACTTTATGACTTAATAAATAAAAAAGTAGAAGATGGTAGAAAGGTATTCTTTATCCATGGTGGTGTTGATGCCGAGGATAGAGAGAAAGTTAGGGAAATTACTGAAAGGGAAAACAATGCAATCATTGTGGCTTCTTATGGAACTTTCAGTACAGGTATCAATATCAAGAACCTACATAATGTAATATTTGCCTCTCCATCCAAATCAAGAATTCGTAATTTACAATCGATTGGTAGAGTCCTAAGAAAAGGCAAAGACAAGACTAAAGCAACACTTTATGATATTTCTGATGACCTCACAATAGGATCAAGAAAAAATTATACATTGAATCACTTTATTGAACGAGTAAAAACATACGTTTCTGAACAATTCAATTATGAGATTATAACAGTAAACATCAAGGAGTAGTATATGGGTATAGAAGATGATTTTTACGCCACAATCAAATTAAAATGTGGAGATGAGATCTTTACAAAAGTAGCAGCATCAGAAGAAGAAGATAGAACTCTTCTTTTACTTTCTAACCCAATTGTAATTGAAGAGATTGTAGTTAGAGGTTCTGTAACTGGCTATAAAGTAGAACCCTGGTTAAAGACCACAGAAGAAGATCTAATCATTATTAATATGGATGATGTTCTCACTATGACTGAGAATAGTAATATTGATATGATTATGTACTATAACGATTTTTTAAGAAAGAATAATAAAGAAAATAATTCTAAACTTTCTAGAGAGATGGGATATATATCTAGTGTTAAAGAAGCAAAAAAGACTCTAGAAAAACTCTATAAAGATAGTTAATCTCTAAGTACCTATAGCTTATCTTTCATCCTGGACAAACCTATTCTACTGGACTTTTTAGAACTTGTCAACTATTTGTTTTACTGATATAATATGAAAAGAATTAGATAATGTATGCCCATTCAACCAATGACCACCATGAAAAGAGGAAGAAACTCTGAACACTACGTTAATAATAAAGACTTTCTTGAAGCTCTTGAGAATTATTTTTCTGAAGTGGAAAGAGCAAAACTTAATGATAAACCAAAACCTCCTATTCCAAGATATATTGGTGAATGTTTTTTAAAAATTGCTAATCACTTGTCATATAAACCAAACTTTGTGAACTATATGTTCAAAGATGATATGATTTGTGATGGAATTGAAAATTGTGTTAGGTATGTTCATAATTTTAATCCAGAGAAATCCAAGAATCCTTTTGCATACTTCACTCAGATTATCTACTATGCATTCTTGAGAAGAATTCAACATGAAAAGAAACAATTAGAAATTAAAAATAAAATTCTTGAGAAGACTAATTTTGATGAGGTCTTCGATGCAAACGAACTTGACAGTGATAATTATTCAGATTATAACAGCATCAAAGATAGTGTGCATTCTAAACTTAGATACTGATGCGTGTAGCAATTATTACAGACCAACATTTCGGTTGTCGTAAGAACTCCAAAATCTTTCATGATTACTTTCTAGAGTTTTACAACAATATCTTTTTTCCTTATCTAGAGGAGAATGGTATCACCACTGTAATTGACATGGGTGATACCTTTGATAGTAGAAAGGGTATTGATTTCTCTGCATTGGCATGGGCAAAAGACAATTATTATGATCGTCTTAGGGATATGGGTATTACTGTCCATACCATTGTAGGAAACCATACTGCATACTATAAGAATACTAATAAGGTAAATGCAGTAGACCTTCTTCTTCGTGAGTATGATAATGTATATGTCTATGATGCCGCATCAGAAGTTACGATTGGTGGTCTAGATATACTATTCATTCCCTGGATTAATAAAGAAAATGAAGAAAGTACTTTCAAATTTATTCAAAATTCAGATTGCCACTGTGCGATGGGGCACCTTGAACTCCAAGGATTTAGAGTTAATAAGCAAATCGTCATGGATCATGGTCATGCAAGCGAGTTATATTCAAAGTTCACCAAGGTCTTCAGTGGTCACTATCACACTAGATCGGATGATAAACGGATCTATTACCTCGGTAACCCCTACGAGATGTTCTGGACAGATGTCGGTGATCGGAGAGGATTCACCATCTTTGATACAGAAACTCTTGAACATTTTCCAGTAGACAATCCCTACAATCTGTTCCATGTTCTCTATTATAATGATGATGATCCCACACTTTTGAATTCATCAATCTATGAAAACAAAATTGTTAAGGTCGTTGTCCGTAACAAGACAGATCCCAAGAAGTTTGAAAAGTATATCGATAAACTCTATTCATCCAATGTGTATGAGTTGAAGATTGTAGAAAACTTTCAAATACAAGAGTCTGAAACCTTTGAGATTGAAGAGTCAGAGGACACCTTTTCTATTCTTGATAGATATATTGAGGAGTCAGAAACTGAACTTGATAAATCAATCATTCAGAACCTGATCAGAGAAATCTACCAAGAAGCCTGTGAGATGGTATAATGTACATCATTACAATCGAAGGAAAAGAAAACGAGGGAGCATATTCAGTATCTGATGAAGATGGTGATAAGATCCTTTACATTTTTGAAGAAGAAGATGATGCAATTCGTTTTTCTTTACAATTAGAAGAAGACTGTGGTTTTCCAACCATGAATACTCTTGAGATTGATGATGAATTGATGATCAAGACATGTGAACTTCACGATCACCGTTATACCGTGATCACCCCCAATGATATCGTGATTCCTACTACACACTATGATTCTATTTCAAAAAGTGAATAAGTAGAAAAACTAAATAATAGAAAAAGTTTTTCTACTAATGAAAGTTTGTAAGACCTGTGGTATTGAGAAACCATTCAGTGAATACCATGTTGCCCGAAAAGTTGGTGGTATGAGTGGTGGTTATTCGGCAAAAAACGTCGTATACAAATCACACTGTAAAGAGTGTTATAGAACAAGACAAAGAGAAAAGTGGAGTCAACTCTCTATTGAAAAAAGAAGAGAGAGAAAAAACAATAATAAGTGCTCAACACCAGAATGGCATAGAGAGTATAAACTAAAAACAAAGTATGGATTGACAACTGAAGATTTTTCTTCTATGATATTAGAACAAAATTCTTGTTGTAAAATCTGTAATCAACACATGGATAACCCCCAGGTTGATCACTGCCATACTACAGGTAAAGTTAGAGGACTTCTGTGTAGGGCCTGTAACACTTCTCTTGGATTATTGAAAGAGAACCCTGAAACCCTTCGTAACATGATCTCGTATATCAATGATTCTATTTCAAAAAATCCGCTGGAGAAATCTACTTTCGACAGGTAACCAATTCACTGAAGTAAATCTTAACAAAGATCAAACTACACTTATCATTGGAACAAATGGTGCAGGTAAATCCACCATTCTTGATGCCCTAACTTTTGTGCTGTATGGAAAAAGTTTCAGGAAGGTGAATAAAAATCAACTGATCAATTCAACAAATGAGAAAGGAACTGTTGTTGAGATTGAGTTCAGTGTGAATCAAGTTAATTGGAAAGTTATAAGAGGAATCAAACCAAATACATTTGAGATCTATAGAGAAGATAAGTTACTGGATCAATCACACTCTGCAGTAGATCAACAGAAGTGGTTGGAACAGAATGTTCTCAAGATGAACTACAAGTCATTCACTCAGATTGTGATTCTGGGTAGTAGTTCATTTGTTCCCTTTATGCAACTACCCACCTCTAGTCGTCGTGAGGTTGTAGAAGAACTTTTGGATATCAAGATCTTCTCTTCGATGAATAGTTTGATTAAAGAGAAAATCCGTGGACATAAAGAACAGATCAGAACATTTGAGTTGAAGAAAGAATCTCTCAAAGATAAGATTGAAATGCAAGAGAGGTTTATTAGAGAGATTGAGAACAATGGTAAGTCTGATATTAAGAACAAAGAGACCAAGATTGGTACTCTTTTGAGTGAAGAAAATGACTTTATGAATGATAATATCAAACTCATGGAGGAACTTAATGAGTTTGAAAATCAACTCAAGAACTACACAGGAGCTTCAGAAAAATTAAAGAAGTTATGTGACATTAAAGGTAAACTTTCTCATAAAGTATCAAGTATTACTAAGGAACATAAATTTTTTAGTGAAAATGTATCATGTCCTACATGTACACAGTCAATTGAGGAGGAGTTCAGAATAAATAAAATTGAAGACGCTCAAAATAAAGCAAAAGAGTTGCAGTCTGGTTTCAAAGAACTAGAACAAGCAATTAATAAGGAGGAGGAACGAGAGCGTCTATTTACCTCACTCACTAAGGAGATCTCAACACTCACACATGGTATTTCTAAAAACAATACTCAGATCGCTGGATGTCAGAGACAGATCAGAGATCTGGAATCGGAAATTCAAAGAATTACCGAACAACTTGCAAACAGAAATACTGAACATGACAAGTTAGCAGAACTAAAGGAAAACCTAAAAAATACATACGATAAGTTGGTTGAGAAAAAAGAAGATGTCTTCTATCATGACTTCACCTATAGTCTTTTGAAAGATGGGGGAGTAAAATCAAAGATTATCAATAAGTATCTTCCACTTATCAACCAACAGGTCAATAAGTACCTACAGATGATGGATTTCTACATCAACTTCAAGTTAGATGGAGAATTTAACGAGACAATCCAATCACCTATTCACGAAGACTTCTCGTATTCTTCATTCTCTGAAGGAGAAAAGATGAGAATCGATCTGGCATTGTTGTTCACCTGGAGAGAAGTAGCCCGATTTAAAAACTCAGTAAATACGAATCTTCTCATCATGGATGAGGTATTTGATTCATCATTGGATGGTCTAGGGACAGACGAATTTCTCAAGATCATCCGATTTGTTATCAAAGATGCAAACATTTTTGTTATCTCACACAAAGGAGGTCTAGAAGACAAATTCCAAAGTGTCATAAGATATGAAAAAGTCAAAGGGTTCTCTCGTATGATACCGTAACCTAACACCATGATCATGCAGAAACCCAACTGGCAACATCATTCAAAGAAGGAGAAAAAACGAACCCTTAAACCTCAAGCAATGAGGGCAAGAAGAGAAGCCCTCCGCCACTTTAAGAAGCGTCACATGAACCTCCCCAAAAGGGAGGTTTCGTCGTATATTAGCTACATACCGAACCAAGTCTAATGACCGTTAACCTGGAAGTCAAAGGTAATGTGGCTCGTCTCTTGGCCACTGAGAACCTGATCGTAGAAAATAAACAAGTAGAAACCGCATCGTTCAATGTTGATACCCGTGTCCTGACTCTTCCTATGTGGGAGAAGTCTTGTGATGAAGTTTATGACCTTCTGGTGTCTCACGAAGTTGCACACGCATTGTTCACCCCTAATAAAGACTGGGACTTCTCTATCCCTCAACAGTTCCTCAACATCGTAGAAGATGTTCGGGTTGAGAAACTGATGAAACGTAAGTTTGCTGGTCTTTCAAAGACTTTCTATCAAGGATACAAACAGTTCTGGATTGAAGATTTTTTTGAGATTGAAGGTAAAGATCTTGGTAAGATGAATCTTGCTGATCGAATCAACATTCACTTCAAGATTGGTAGTTTTGTTGATGTTCCTTTCACTGATGAAGAAAAAGAAATTCTCAAGGTAGTTGAGTCTGCAGAGACCTTTGATGAGGTACAAGAAGCAGCATCTACTCTCTACAAGTTCTGTAAAGAACAACAGAACAAAGAGAAGATGGAGATGCCTGTTCCCTCTGATACAAACAAAAGTGACACATCTTCTACTCCTATCGAAAACAATCATCCTGAATCTGGTGACAGTGAAGATTCTAATGAAGATGAAAAGAGCATCGATAATAGTGACATTCAAAATTCTACTGGGGAATCTCATCAACAACTAGATCAGGAAGAACCTGAGGTTGAGACTGATACTGCATCTACCAGTAATATCAAGAACCTGGTGGACATGAATTCTGCACCTAGTCGGTATCTTGAATTTCCTACACTGAATCTTGACAAAGTAATCAACACTAACAAAGAGATTCACGATTACATCAATGACATTTGGAAACCTCATACTGAAGAGGACTTCAAGATGTCGGATGAAATGTACAAACAATTCAAGAAGGATGCAAACAAAGAAGTCAACTACCTCGTCAAAGAGTTTCAGATGCGAAAGTCTGCTAGTGCTTATTCTCGTGCTTTTGTATCTCGGACTGGAGTCCTTGATTGCTCTAAACTCCATACTTACAAATACAATGAAGACCTCTTCAAGAAAGTCACAACTCTGAAAGATGGTAAGAACCACGGATTGATCTTTATTCTGGACTGGTCTGGTTCTATGGCTGATTGTTTGGAAGATACTGTCAAACAACTCTATAACCTCCTTTGGTTCTGTAAGAAGGTTGGTATCCCCTTCAAGGTGTATGCATTCACCTATCAGTACAAAGTTCCTGAATTCAAGTATGATGAACAGGGTTTCACCATAAAGGATCTTCCTTATGAACGTAAGAAAGGAACACTCCATGTCAATGAAGATTTCTCTCTAATGGAGTTCTTTTCTTCTGATGTGAATCAGAAAGAGTTTGAGAGACAACTGAAAACCATCTGGAGAGTGGTTCAATCTATGAAGTTCTACATGTGCAGGTTTGAGACTCCTCCTCGTCTTGGTCTGTCTGGAACTCCTCTGAATGAATCTATTGTGGCTCTTCGACAGTTGATTCCTCTTCTTCAAAAACAGTGGGGTGTTGAGAAACTTCAGTGTATTATGATGACTGATGGTGAATCTAATCATCTTATTGCAGACCGTTGGTTGGAACCTCAGGATCGTATAGGTCAGATCTATACGGAGGGACGTTGGTCAACTCGTCGTTTGAATTGTACTTCTGATTTTCTTCGTAACCGTAAGACTGGTCTTACGTACAAAGTTCCTATGAAGTGGTGGAGTTTTACTGAGTGTCTCCTCAAATCTCTTAAGAGTGAGTTTCCTCAGGTGAACTTCATTGGTATCCGTCTCCTTGACGGTCGTGAGGCAAATTCATTCATCCGTCGTCACTATGAGTTTGATGCAGAAGGTTGGATGCGGGTAACTAGAGAGTGGAAGAAGGACAAGAGTTTCACTATTGATTGTGCTGGATATGACTCTTACTTTGGTATCTCCACTCAAAGTCTGTCTAACAATTCAATCTTTGATGTTGATGAAGGTGCATCCAAAGCCAAGATTAAGTCTGCATTCATCAAGTCCCTGAAGACCAAAAAACTAAATAAGAAAGTTCTGAATGAGTTTGTTGAATTGATTGCCTGACCACTTTCTAAACTGTCCACAACCCATTCTGGTCATGACCAGAATGGGTTATACTATAAGAGTCAAACAAACACATCACTCAAATGACACTGTCCACTGAATACATCGTTTCTTCTCTTCAAAACCTTTATGGTGAGAATGTGACTACTGGTGACGTTCGTGCATGGTGTTCAATGAATGGGACTACATACAATACCATCAGTAAGAAACTAGAAGATTATAAAGTTGGACGTGGTAAGTGGAACCTGACTATTCAGGAGAAACTAGAAAAAACTTATCAATCCCCTGCCGCACTACCTACAATCGAACAAAACCTTATCCCCGACAAAGATGATACCTTCGTCCAGTTTGGTAATTTCAAAGATATTCGTAAGATTATCAAATCCCACCTTTTCTATCCTGTGTTTATTACGGGACTCTCTGGTAACGGTAAGACGTTCTCTATTGAACAGGCCTGTGCCCAACTCGGTCGAGAACTGATTCGTGTCAACATCACGATCGAAACGGATGAGGATGATCTCATTGGTGGTTTCCGTCTCGTTGATGGGGCTACTGTATGGCACAATGGACCAGTTATTGAAGCCCTTGAACGAGGAGCTATCCTCCTCTTGGATGAGATCGACCTCGCATCGAACAAGATCCTCTGTCTTCAGTCTGTTCTAGAAGGTAAGGGTGTCTTTCTCAAGAAGACTGGTAAGTTCGTCAAACCTGCCGATGGTTTCAATGTGTTCGCTACAGCCAACACCAAGGGTAAAGGTTCTGACGATGGTCGGTTCATTGGAACCAACGTTTTGAACGAAGCATTCCTGGAACGTTTCCCTGTGACCTTCGAACAGGAATACCCTACTCCTCAGACTGAACAGAAGATTCTTTCTAAACTCTGTGATGATGAAAGTTTTGTTACCTATCTGGTTGACTGGGCTGATATCATTCGTAAGACCTTCTTTGATGGTGGTGTTGATGAAGTCATCTCTACCCGTCGTCTGGTTCACATTGTTCAAGCTTACAACATCTTTGGTAACAAGATGAAAGCAATCGATGTCTGTACTGCACGATTCGATGATGAGACTAAAATGTCCTTTATGGAGCTTTATGACAAGGTTGATGCCAACGTGAACATGAATTCTGTTGACGAAACCCCTGAACAATGATATAATTTGGGAAGGTAATTCTGCCTTCCCTTCATCATGACCTTTACTGTTAACATGGAAGATAAAATTGATTTGAATATTCCAGATTTTCAACCAAGCCATTTCTGGAAGTATGAAGAAGACCTGACACTGAATGAGATCCGTGACTACCTGTCTGGAACTTATCAGTCTCACTATACTTCTCAAGAATCCAAGACTCAAACTCTTGACCTGATTGAGTCTATTGGAGATGCAGAAGCATTCTGTCGTAGTAATGCTATCAAGTATCTCTCACGATTTGGTAAGAAGGATGGGAAGTCAAAACTTGACATCCTGAAAGCAATTCATTATTGTGTCCTTCTGTACCACTTCTCTGGTCTCCACAACAACAAAAGTGATTATCCTCAATGACAATGAAACTCTCTGACAAGACTGTTAATATCCTGAAGAACTTTTCTTCAATCAACCAATCCATCCTTTTTAAGGAGGGTAATAAACTTCGAACAATTTCTGTTATGAAGAATATTCTAGCAGAGGCTGAGATTGATGAGGATATTCCCAAGGATTTTGGTATCTACGATCTGAACCAATTCCTTAACGGTCTGAATCTTTACT